GGCGGTCCTTATAAGAAAATATTAAGAGAGCAGAAAGGTATGATAATTTAATGAGTCACTTGAATGTTTTTGATGATAAAGTTCCCTTCATTGTAAGAGACAACTTGTGGAATTATTGTATTAACTCAACTTATAGACTTGGTTGGGAAGATACTGATGTACCAGAAAAATATGATTTGAATATACACAGTCATTGGTCTAAGGAAGAATTAGAATCAACAGAGATATTACCACACATAAAAAAATGTATGGATGAAACTGATTGGTTCACAAACACTAAATTATCAAAAGTAGTCTGTAACTTAGTTAGACCTGATGATGTGCATTACTTACATATACATCAAAAGCAACAAGTTTGTTTATACTATGTAAACTTAGATTGGAGAGATGGATGGCATGGTGAAACTTTGTTTTATAATCCCAAGGATTTAAAAGAGATAGTATTCACATCTTTGTACATACCAGGTAGAATAATTTTATTTGATGGGTCTATACCTCACGCTATCAGACCACAATCAGTAAAAGCACCAAAGTTCAGATTTACCCTAAGTTTGTTTTTTGATTGATTTATGCTATACTATAAGAAAGTTAAATTGATATGGATTTTTTAAAGGAAATAGTAAAAGAGATAGGAGATGAATATACGCAAATTGCGTCAGACATTGATGAGACTGAAAGATTCATTGATACAGGATCCTACGTATTTAATGGACTCATTAGTGGGTCTATTTTTGGCGGGGTTAGCAGCAATCGTATTACTGCCATTGCTGGTGAGTCG